CCAACCGACGCAAGCGGGAGGTAGTTCCCCGTAGCGACCGTGATCGCACCCGACGGCGTAAAGCCACCGACGAAGGTGACTCGACCGAAGAGGTAGTCGACGCTAGCAATGTTCGCATCCGAGATCGGCGTACCACCGTCCTCGAAGACTAGGGCGACACCACGATCGAAGAGGCGTCGCGCGGCGTTCGTGACCTGATAGGTCTTGCCGGAGACGAGCGACATCGGCTCGTCGGCGTACGCCGTAGTCGTCCCGCTCTTCATGACGGTTGCGACGTATCCAGCGAACCCCTTGTAGAGGCCGTTCGCCTGAACCGTCCAACCAATCAAGCCGGTCTGGGACGATGCGTAGTCCTGACCGAAGATGGTGTCGTCGATTGGACCAGCTTCACTGGCCAACTCCGCCCGGTTTCCCGGGAGAGTATACCAATTGGTCCCGTCGTTATCCGAGATCCGAACTCGCTTGCCAGCCATGGCTCACTCTCCCAGTTAGAGGGATTCCCTATGCGTTAACGCGTTTGTTGCAGGCTCGATGTACGTACGGAAGTTGATGCTGAACTGCGGACGGTCCTTTGCGTCGTAGTTCAACAGGGTCAAATCCGACAACACCAAGATTCCCGAAACATGATCCCCATTGATATCGACAGGATCGATACCTAACAAGGCGTCACGTACGGCTCGGCCTTTTTCGTACGCCGTCACGTACGCATTCTGTCCACCACGGATAACTACTTGCACCGTGGAGAAGTCTAACAAGTACGCCGGATTAGGCGACGGTCCACCGGAATCGTTGCAGATGATCTGCTGGTCCGGTAGATCCGTGATCTTACCTACACCCAAACGCCATCCCCCAGAAGGGATAGTTCCGCTGATCGTTCCCAGCCCAGCGGCTCCAATGAGGTCCATGAAGGTCTTTGCGGGAGAGGTCATCGAACCATCTTCCCATAGGCTTCGATCAACCGCTTGCGAATCCCGCCAAGATCGTCCATCAACGCGACCTCGAGGAACTTAGCCTGTTCGTCTCCGTTGTGCTCGAACGACATGTTTTCGTGTTGGATCACGGCGTAGTGAGGATGCCCACGATACGCGAAGCCCATCTCCACGCGAGGACGACCTTTCGTTGAAGTGTCCTCGAGGTACCCTGAATTCACCAGCTCGTGTGTGTCCTTCGGCGTGTAGTACTTCGCGGCCTCGAACGTCGGCTCTAACACCTCCAACATGATCGCGGCGGTAGCGTCCTTGATGGTCTCGAAGATATGGATCAGGTTGTCGGTCATGATCTTCGACCGCCGGTTCATCTCCTCGACATAGTCAGGCTGGGACTCCCAGATTGGATGCTCCGGGACCCTTACCAAACCCAGTCGAACAGATGCGGGGTACGAACGCCGAGCCATCTTCCTACATCATCGCCGTTGTCAGTTGCTTCATTGCACCTAGGTCGGGGACTCCCCCAACCTGCTTGATTTCGTTAGCCTCGTGGACGGTTGTAGGGTCTGCGACAGTCGACTCTCCCAACAACAAGTAGCCTCCAACGACTACAGGCACCCCGAGGTACGCGATACTCTTCGACACGAGTATCTCGCCGGTAGGTGATTGAAACTGCGAGGCAATATTCTCCCAGCGGGCCTTAAGCGTCGCCGGAGCAGTCCATGTAGCACTGCCTTGGAAGTCAGTTCCAGCAGGAGCCCAGTACGTCACGGTCTGCTTGTGTTGCCTCGTAAAGTCCACTACACCACCTCAAACAAGGCCCTTAAGGCCTTACCACCTAGCTTCGCAAGCTCGCCCGATGTGTCAAGCATCATCGCCTGCTGTCCCCAGATCGTTGTCGACAAGCCCCCACCTGTGACATCGATCCTTTGGTATTCCTGCTCCGCTTGGCCCATATCGTCTCGAACAAGTCCAGCTCGTTCTTGACTAATGGACGTAAAGTGTACGGCCACGTAAAGGGTAATCTCGTGGATCAACGACTCCGATAACCCTTTACCTTGCAGTACGCCACACACGACTTCCGCGGTCTGGATAAACGGATTCGTGTTCTTGGACGTCTCGTAGATCGCTTTCACCTCCGCATCTGTGACAGTCATGTCTGGACCCGTGCTGGCCGGTGCACCGCCTTGGAGCGGGCCTAGGAAATAAGAGCGGTGTCTGGTGCTAGCGGACTCAAGACTAGCACCAGACACGCAACCCCGAGGTTACTTCTTGGCCTTCGCGTCGTCCTCGGCCTTCTTCGCAGCGGCAGCGGCGGCCGAAGCCGAAGCTGTAGACGAAGTCGACTGAGCAGGACGTGGCGACGCCGGAGCGGATGCAGAAGCGACACCCGGGGGAGTTGGCGGTGCGACGGGTTGGGTCTGAACGGCCATGGCATCCGGATTCTCTGTCGGGACATCCGCACGCGCATCAGCTTCATCAGACGGGCGCTGAGCCAGGGCACTATCGGCTTCCGGAGCCATACCCTGATTCGACGGCCGCTCACCCGCCGCCTGCATCGAGCCGAGAGGGCCCGGAGGAAGCGAGGTGCTCACTCCCGGGGTGAGTCCGGGTATTTGCGGGTTGCGCGCCGGCTCGTTTTCCGGGAGACCTTCACCGGCTGCTTTCGTGGCTTCGGTGAAGGCTTTCGCCCGGGCTTCATCGATGAACTTGTCTTTGAACGAGGCATACTGAGCCTCCGTCAAGGGAACGATGTCACCGGGATCGTACAGAACACGGTTCCCGTCGCGATCTGCACCTACGTGCTTCCCGTGATGGAGCACGTAATCTTTCACCGGAGGCGGCCCCTTCTTCGACTCCGGGTTGACTGCGAGTAGACGTGCCATATCGGCCTCCTGGTGAGAACGTTGCGTGTAACCGTGAAAGACCCAAAAGATTGGTCAGTCGAGCCAGCTCGGCTTAGCTGTAGTGGACGATGCCGGAGTTGTTGTCCGTGTCGTAACGGACGCGGGGAATCATGATGGCCATGACCTTGAAGTTGAAGACCATACCACCGTTCGTCTCCCAAGTGACCATCATGGGCGCGAACCCATTGATGATGTCGATCACCTGCTTGCTGAGCTGGAACAGGATCACGTTCGGCGCCGTCATGTAGGTCGACGGCAGGACGAACTGGATACCGGGGATCGCCATCACGCGTTCGAGGATGGTGTCGTCCGACTCCGCCTTGTAGTCGTTCATCATGTTGATGTGCGCGGCCTGCGGGATGATCAACCCGTACGGGCCGTACATCTTGTCGCCTTCGGCGAGGCCGATCATCTCGAGCACGTCACCAACGATCTGCGCACCAGTCGCAGTGACCCACGATGCCGTGACGGAACCCGTATTACGCTGCGGCGCATTGAGGAGGCCGTACAGCGTGTTGTTGGAACCCAGGCTCGTTGCACCGTTGACGACGATGTACTCGATGAGTTCCGAGACCTTGCGGGTCGCGATGGCGCTCTGCAGGGTGTCGATCGGGGTCCCGCCGTTCCTCGACGCCGCAAGATGGCGAACGTTGAGGTTGAAGTCCTTGTGGATGATCGGGACGGGCATTCCCTGGTAGTCGAACTCGAGCCGATCGTTCTGAGCCGGCGAGAGACCCGACATGGTCAGCTCGGCGGGCGTCATATCGGTCGAGCGCTGCCACTCGAGTCGGGTATGACCCATCGGGTTTGCGAGCCGAGTCGAGAGGCCCAAGCTCATGAGACGCCGCGTGATCACCAAGCTATCGCGGGCGATCTCCATGACGGTGTCGTCGAACGCGATCCACTCGTCCTTGCGAAGGGTGGCATTCGTCCGAAGGCACTGCGGGTCCATGTTGTTGTTCAGCAAGAGCTGTGCGACGGACTGTCCGCCGATGTTCCCACCGTTCATCTGCAAGGCTTGCCCGAGGGTCGAGAACATTGCCGGGCTGGCAGAAACTGCAGCAGCGGCTGCGGCTTCCACTACGGCGTTACGGGGCTGCGGCATGCTTAACTCCTGTATGCTGGCGTGCGAAGAGCTCGCGTGCCGCGGTTAGAGGATGGTGACCTGGAGACGGACGGCCGCGCCACCGGCGGAGTTGTCGACGGTCTCGTTGGAACGGGCGAGCGCAATGCCCGCGACGACCTTACGCAGCGTACCGTTACCGGCGGATTCGAGCAGATCGCCCTTGGTGATAGCGGGTGCTGCAGCAGCGATGAGCGCATTGACTTCCATGCCGGGACTGCAGTGTTCAGCCTGGCAGAGGTCGTTCACGACGTAGTTGTCGTCGATGCCTTTCCCCACGAGGTCGTTCTCGACCGCAAAGATCGGAACGGCGGCAACTGCAGCCGTCGCATGTACGACGAACTGACCGGACGAGTTGAGCTGAACGAGATGACCGGGGGTGATCGTACCTCCGGCCGGGCGCTCTTCGTGGATATGCCGTCCACGAAGAAGGATCGCGCGCGGTGCAGTCTTTGCCATTGGATCGCTCCTTGTGGCGGGTTACAACAAATAGACCGAAGAGAGAACCCCGGGCTATAGTGGATCAGTGACGACGCGTCTCGGCGGCGATGGCACGAGACTGTTCGTGCTGGAACCGCGGATCCGGGTCCATCAGGTAGTTCTCGTTGACGCGCGGGACAGCGGTCTCTTCGGCATTGGCCTGGTTCGTCGGGGTGCGTGGGAGTGCGACGCCACCGTAGTTGAAGGACGGAACCGGAGTGTCCTGACCAACGCCGGCAACCGAGGCAATCCCCTCGAGCACCTGCATGTTCATGCCTTCGAGCTGCTCCTTCGTGAACCTGTTGCCGTTGGCCTTGAGAACGCCTTCGGTCAACTCGTTCCTACGGGCTCGCGACATGTTCAGTCCCGATGCCAGGAGCTCCTGGATCTCCGCCGGCGCCTGAGCAATGTATTGCTCAG